ACTAAATGGGATGAAGCGACTATGGCTAACGCAAAAGTAGAATACAGGTATTATGATCCTGTAGATAAAACATACAAAACAGGAACTAAACCAAAATACATTAAGGTTGGTGGGCCTAATGCTCAAAACAATGGTGTTCAAGTACCTATTCTTACTGAAGAAGATAGAATAGCCGCAGATAGACACGCAAAAGGCGCATTATACTTGTCACTAGAAAGAGATATTACAGGCGCAGGAAAAAGAGATGACCAATTTGATCCTTACAGATCTAGCAAAGTTGATACCAAATCCAAAACTGCAAATGGAGTTAGTGTTATAGAGGCTCTTAACAACATAAGAGGCGCTACTTCTGTTGAAGATATAGAACTTGCTTTACAAAAACTATCAGGACTTTCAGGACTGAGATATGATTCGATAGAAGAAGTTACCTCGGTGGTTGATGGTAAAGAAATAGTTACAGGAGTTAACATCAGTTTAGGTGGTCAATTGATACCTGTTGAGTTTGGCAAGGTAGTCGATGGTAAATTCCAACAAACTGATGCTAAAGACTTTATAAATGCAAACTATGAGTTCTTTGCAAAAGATAATGCAGTTGATTTCAACACAGCGTTTGAAAGTTTTGACGGTGAGCTTTTTGAAAATGTATCTCAACCTGGTGTAGGTTCAAGAAACAGGACTTATAAGTCTAAAAAGACACTTAATTTAAGTTCTCAATATAAAGTTGACGGCAAAGACACTAGTTTAAAATCACAAATAAAACTTGCATTTGATGATGCGGATGCAGCTGATAATTTGGGCATTGACAGAAAAAATCTTGCGGCAGGAGTAAAATCAGTTCTTACAACTGCAATGCAAAACTCAAAAGTTCCGATTCCAAAAGGATTTACAGTATACGAAGATGGAAATGCAATCACTATAAAATATTTTGACAATGAAGGTATAGCTGTTACAATAACAAGTAACAAAATAACTTCTGATAATGAAGATTTTAGAGAGGTAGAAGGCGTTGTAAGCGATTTCATTGCTAAACTAGAAAAGTAATTTTATGAAAAAATATAGAACACCTGCTGGCAATGTAAGAAGCGAGACTGATTTAATTGCAAAATACGGACAAGATCGTTTTGACGAACTTGTCAAAGAAGGCACCTTAGAATTGGTTTTAGGAGACGACACTGAAAAAAAAAATCCAAACGACACCTCCGATTCAAATTCGGAAACGGAAGTTACGGAATCTACTACAGAAACAACACTAGCCGATTCCTTTTCGGATTCTTCAAGTCCACTATATCAAAATAATTCTCTATTTACCACACCTGCAGGTAATGAATACACTCAAGAAGAACTTATTGGAAAATACGGAAATCAATTTTACGATTTAGTTAGTGACGGACAACTTTCTTTTACAGGGAATCAAAGAGCAGAAACAGAAGAAGAGGAAGTAAGTTTTGCTAATTTAAACATACCTGATGCTCCTAACAGAACAGGGGTTTTAACAAACGAAGATGGTAGCGAGTCTACTCACAAGATGAAAACAGAAACTGATGGCAAAGGTAATTGGTTTTCATTTCCTACTGTTTTTCAAAATCCAGATGGTTCATTTACGGATATGTCTGAACAAGCAGAAGAAGATTGGAAACCTGTGTTTGAAGAAGCGCAAAAAAGGGGAGAGGTAATAAATTTTGGAAACGACAAAGATAGTGCTATCGCATATGGTGAGGGTTCCTGGAAATCGTCATTCAACAACAAAAAAAACAGAGAGATTTTAGATTCAGTAGGTTATTTTGATGTTTTGGAAGAAAACAAAAATAATGACTATGTATCATTTGTGATTGATCCAAAAACAGGAGAAATGAAATATCTTTCTCCATGGGAACAATCAGAACAAGACACAGACAAAAGAACTTTTTTTATTAAAGACGAAAACGGTAATACCATATCTAAAAAAGGAAGTGAATTAGATAAAAAGGTTTTAGAGGCTATTATAACATATGAAAAAAGCCAATTACCTGAATATGTTGAGGTAAGCGATATGGGTATAATAAACAATTCGCTAAAAGATATAGAATTAACTGAAGAAGAAATAGAACAGCTGGGAGGAGTTGACGCTTCTATTTTAGCAAAAGCCAATATAACCCCCCTAGACTATGCTAAATGGGTAAAAGCAAATACTAGAAAAGAAGGTTCTGTATATAGGTTTTTTAAAACTCTTGCCGCTAGTGATGAAGGTGACGAGTTTGAAAAAGAAAAACAACAATTCGAAAGAATACAAAGCTATAAAGCTAATCTTTTAAACGACATTACAAAAGAATTAACTAGGCTTGAGTCATTAGAAAACTATACGGATGATCCTGCTGAACTTGATAAAATAAGAAAAGCAAAAACCAAACTTCAAGATGCTTTTTTAGACACCGCAGTTGAAATGAGAAATGTGGTTGATTTATTCCCTAAATACAAAGAGCTAACTAAAGAAAAAGATTTAAGAGATAGAAGAAGATTGTATCTTGCTGCCAAAGAAGGTGGAGGACAGGAAGTAAGTGTAGGTCTTATGGAGTTAGGAGCAACTGCGGGGAACACTATTGCTACTTTTGCTGCTGATTTTTTTGCTTCTATCCCTGGTTTTTTTGATCAGAGACTGTTTCAAAAAGGATATGATAAAAAAGGTTTGTTTGCAGGAATTAGTGAAATGATAAGCGACAGTGCTGATCATTTAGAGCTTGATACAGGCGCAGTAAAAAGAAGTGCTTTTGTTCAAGGAAAGCCAGTGTTTTACAACGGAGAAAAATTTATTGTAGACAGAAACGGTCAAGTTATTGATGGAAATACTAATGTTAGGATGGAGGGCATTTTATCTGAAGCAGAAATAGCTGAAATTGTATTAAGATCAAAAGATGTTCCAAATGAAGAAATAAATTGGACAGGAGGATCTGTCTTGCAAGGTGGTGTGCAAACCCTTGCAAACTTAGTTGCTTTAATTAGAGCTGGAGGCAAAACAACTAAATCACTAGGACTCAAGGGCCCTAGAGCAGGTAATTATGGTATGGGAATTTCATCATATATGAGTAGCCTGACAGGAAGTGTAGAGGATGTATACGACCAATTAGTTGCATCAGGAATGAGTGAACAAGAGGCGCTTGATATATCTATAAATGCAGGAAATGCAATCGCTTCATTAGATGGAATTTTTTCAGGATTAGCGGGTAGTAATGAAAAGCTTCTTACAGGGCTTACGGGTGTAAAACAACAAATCATAAATTTAGCAAAAACAAAAGGCAAGGACTTTTCTCAAAAGGAACTGAAGCAAAAAGGCTTTGAGCTTCTTAAAGAAAATGCCAAGGAACTTTTTATTGAAGAATTACCTGTTTTGTTTAGTGAAAGAGGTATAAATTATTTAGTAAACGAAAGCATAGGTAAAGATGTATTGAATGCCAATATAACTAAATCTGATATTATTGAAACAGCAGTTATGACAGTTGGCGCAACTTCTACCTTGGGAAGCAGAAAACTCCTTTCTGGAAATAAAAGAAAAGATTTTGTAAGATTGGTTGCTAAAGATGTTGATAATTTAACCGAAGTTCTTAATGATCTAGTTGTAAACAAGGAGCTTACAAAAGAGCAAGCATATAATACTTACAATGAAGTATACAGTATGCAGGCAGCCGAATTAAAAACTAAAGGCACAATAAAAATGTCTAAAAATGTAGAACAAGCAGCAGACTTGCTTACTCAAAGACAAAAGTTAATGGATCAAAGAGAGGGATTAGAAGGCCCTTTAAAAGAAGATATTGATAGAAGAATTGCAGATGTAGATGCACAATTGAACACTTTAGCTAAAAACGATTTACAGGAAGCCCAGGATATTATTGATGGAAAGGTAGACGCAACTTCAGAAACAGAAATAGTAATAGAAGATGATGTCGCAATTGAAAGTTTAAAAAAAGATGGAATTAAAAATCCAACAGACAAGCAAATAGCAGATAAAAAATTACAACTAATACAAGAACAAGATGCCATTCAAAAGCAAAAAACAGGAAATATATCTCAGAATCAACAATCCGAAGTTGGCACAGAAGTGGAGCAGGAAGTACGGAAGTCTCCTGAGCAAGAAGCGAAAACGGAAATAGATTTACTTACTGAGACAGAACAACCTTCCCTTGAACAAGAGGGAGAGATGAGTGTGAACACTGAAAGAGTGGACGCAATAGTAGATGATATAATTAAAAAAACAGAAGGTCGAAACAAAAGACGAGGTAACAAAGATAATAGAATATCTGAACAGGAAAACGCACTAAATTATCTAAATCAGTCTACTGTTTTTAATGAACAGATGAATGATACAGAAAGAGAAGCGGCTGTTCAAAGACTTAATGAAAAACTTGGATTACAAATACCTTCACCAACTAAAAAACAAATAGACACTAAAAAGCGTAAAAAAATTAAAGTGGATGAAGTTGCTGCTTTAAAAGATCAAATTAGGTTAGAGGCTAAGGCAGCTCGTGACGCAAAGAAAGACCAGGATAGTAGAAGAAAAGCTTTATACAACTCTATACGAAACTTGCGTAAAGTTGGAAACATAAGTCTTACAAAAGCAAAAGCATTAATTAAACAGGTTTCAACAGTAAACTTAAATAATACAAAAAAAGTTCAAGGCGTGTTAGATTATATAAATAACGCCATGAATACTGCCGAATATGAATCAAAACTTAAAAAAGCACAGTCGTTACAAAAACAAATAAAAAAGGATGCTAGAGGTAAAGAAGCCACACTATCTGATGCTGCTTTACAATTTGCTAAAGTAAATCCGAAACAAGTAACAGATATTGATACATATTTAGAAAAAGCACAATCAATAAAAGATGGTCTAAAGAAAACTAAAACAACAAAAAAAGGATTACAGACAAGTAAACCTTTTGATGTTAAAAATATTGACAACTACAGTAAAAAAGAAATAGATAGGCAGAAAAAGGCTAATTATGAGTTGGCAAAAGAATCGTTTCAAGAATTAACAGGTATGGATCCTAAAAACCTTACTCTTGAAGAAATAAGAGAAGCTTTATACGAGGTAGAAGGAAAGCAAATGAGCCCTGAAGCAAAGGCAGAACTTGAAAAGAAAAAAGAAAAAGAAGTTGATAAGGCTCTTAACAATGCAATTAAGAATGTAAAGGTAAATATAAAAGGAGATATTGAAAGTGGAGACATAAAACTTAGCAAAAGAAACAAACAACTTGTAAGAGATTTTCTCAACATGGATCTAAGTCTTTTAACCACTGCTCAAAAAATGGCAGCATTAGATTCGATAATGAATTTTGAAATGAATCAGTCCACAGGTGGCATGCAATCTATATTAAGTCAATATAGAGGGAACAAAGGTATGGTTGATTTAAAGAAACAAAAAATTAAATCTGTAGAAAACAGCACATGGGTGGGTAGGTTTTGGAATAAATATATTTCTACATTACCAAATGCGTTTGACTTAATGTTTAAATCTCAGGCAAAGGGAGCCAAAGTTATGAAGGCTTTAGGCCTTCAAGATTTAGTAAATGGCGCAAACAAAGCAAGAACAGAAGCCAAAAGGGCAGAGTCTGACTATGCCGATGCATTCAAAAATAAAAAAATGCAAAATGGAAAATATTTTGATGCAAAAAACAACACAGAGAGAGGTGTATTAGCAGAGGTAAGAAGAGTTGCTCCTGGAACAGAAGCGGAACAACAAGCAGAGTTTGAAAAAAGCAAAGACCTTGTTAAAGAAACTTATGAAAGGCTTCTTGAAAGTAAAGATCCTGATAATGTTAAAAAGGGAGAGTTAATTAAAGAGTCTTACGATAAATTACTCGCAGACTCAAAAACAATAAATGAAGTAGAAGCCAAGGCAGATCCTACAAACCTTGAAGGTGTAAACTATATAACTGAAATGTGGGCTAATAAATATGAGGATTTAGCAGACACATCTTTAAATGTTTATAACAGAAATCTTGGTCAAGACATAAACTATACCCCTAGAAATGTTATAAGAGTAAATCCAGAAGAAAGCACTCGAGATATAACAGAACCTATGTTCAATCCTGAAGGAAACAGAAGAAGCGCTTATGATAAAGAAGCAGGCATCCTAAAAGAAGCAACCAAACCAAAATCTTTACCCAAAAACAGAATTTTAAATTTAGATTTTGACAGGCAAAACTTAAACAATTACGAGGCAGCACTAACGGACATTTTTACTGCACCGTCAATTCAGCAAATAAAGGGTGCAAGAGAATCTGAGGCATACAATGAGGTTTTTCCAAATGATCAATCTAGAAAAATATTAGATGATAGAATAAATGCCTATGTAGATAAAAAAAGAGGCATTGGTGAATATAACAAAGAAGACTCGGCTGTGTTAGGTGCGGTTGACAAAATAGCAACCTTTGGTGTTGTTCGTGCACTTGGTGGTATAACACAACCATTTAAACAAATGATTCCTATATTCAACACACTAACAAATGCAGGTGCAGTTAATACATTTTTAGGTTCAAAACTTGTGTTTGATCCTGTGGTGTCAAAAGCCTTAGATAATTCAGGCATGCCTATAGCAAACAGAGGGGTGCAATCTCAAGCAGACTTAAATTCTTTAAATAGTCAAATTGAAAACGACACAAGAATTGGTGATGAAAAAGGTGTCATAAATAAAACTAAAAAGGCAGGCAAAAAAGTAGTAGATGGATTTGATAAAGCAAACAAATACATTTTACAAAAAACCCTTGTAGATCCTGATGTTGGAACTGCAAGAGCTTCGTTTATTGCATATTATATTCAGGCTGAAGGCAAAAGAGGTGTTCCTCCAAGTGAAATTGATTGGAGTAAACCTTTAAATCAATCTAGTTTAGATTTTGCACAACAACAAGTTGACAGACAACAAAACGCATCAGACCAAGATTTACAGGGTGGTGCATTTACTAGTAACAACCTTACAACTTCTGTTATCAGGAAAACACTTTTACCATTTTCTAACTTTTTATTAAATCAAAAAACTAGAATGTATGCTGATATAAACACATTAATAAACAACCCTACTGCGTTACCTGGAGATAAAGCAAGAGCTGCAAAATCTTTGGCAGGTTTAGGAGTGGAAACTACAATGTTTAATGCTTTAGGTTTAGGCATATCTTCAATGCTATCAAAATTAGCAGAAGGTTTTACGGGAGAAGACGAAGATGATATGAGACCTGATTGGGAAAAAAGAATGGCAGCTAGAGAAAAAGAAGACAAAAGATTACAGAATCAAATAAAAGGTAGAGTTGGTAATGTGGTGGCAGATATTATATCACCGCTTCCGCCTTTAAACGATCCTTTACTAAATTCAGCAAATTACTTTTTAAATATTGTTCAAGAAGGTGATGAAAATCCATGGAAGTTTTTTGGAAATACTGACAAAGAACTAGTAGATCAGTTGGGGGTATTAGGTATAGGTGGAAAAAAACTTACTACCTTGAAAGACATGATTATGACTGCTCAAACAGGTGAATATACAAACAGATATGGCAAGAAATCAAAAATATCTAAAAGCGCTCAAGATAAATTAAACACTACCGCTATAATTTATGCTCTTCATTTGATGAATTTTCTTCCTTTGTCAGAATTCGGGTATATGAGCGAAAGAGTTTTCAGGGATTTGAAAAAAATGAAACCCATTGAGCCACCAAAAGCAGAAGAGCCTGAACCAAGAAAAACACTTCGTGATAAAGGTCCATTAAATCAAAAAACTAAACTTCAAAGCAATAAACTTAAAGTTAAAAGTAAGTTATAATTACATAACCCAATCTTCTGGACTTCTGTTTCTGTTATACTGCTCAGTCACCCATTTGTTTTGTTCCTCAAGTTTTTCTAATTCAAAGGTTAAATGATCTATTGCTTTTTGTAAATCTTCATTAGGTCTTTCATGTTTTTTGTAAGATCTGAGTATGTAGGTTACAGCAGTTCCAAGGTGATATGGTAAATCAAAATTGTCTACTACCTCTCGAGCAGTATAGCCATTTTTACCATCGTAGTATTTAGGTGTTTTTACTTTTGTTTTCATATGGCTGAAAAGATTAGAATTAAACCATACAGGCATCCTAAACAAGTGATTCCTAACATTGTCATCCATCCGATGACTTTAAAATTATAATTCTTCATAGTTAAAATATATGTGTTAATCGAGCAACTTGCCCGTGATTTTTTGAGTGTATAAAGCCCTCAATAGCTTTGACTCCTCCTATTCCATATCCGTTGCGGTGATGCCAGGAGTCTGTGCCGCTTGGAGATCTTA